CGGAAGTACAGGGTGCAGTGTGGATGCGTTTGTTCCTTGCGAAGCGCACCTCAAAGACACGAAACGGCAAACCCGACACCAAGTACACGCTCACTCCCGAATTCCATCTTGCACACTGAGGTATTGCCATGCGTGTACGACTTGGTGGCAAGTACTGGACGCTTCGCTTCGTCGCAAACATGCGCGACTACGGTGACATGCACGACCCAGGTCATTTGAAGGGTCGCATCATTCGCATCGGAACCTGGCCGTCTGAGCAGGACAGGATGGATACGCTCATCCACGAAGCATTGCACTGCATCAGACCCGAACTCGACGAGGCTGCGGTTGCTGACACTGCAACAGACATTGCGCGATTGCTGTGGAAGTTGGGCTATCGGCAGGTCATCAAATAAAAACCCCTACGCCGCAGTGTGTGGTGCTACGACGCAGGGGGAGAGGATCGGACGGATTCAGTCTAGCGAATTCGCAGACTCGTTCCGCGTGGAAGCAGACGGCATCCCGCAATTTCAGCACCTGAGTCAAGTGCTGCACGGATGGCATCCTTGTCAGCCTCGCGCACAATTCGTACGAAGATCGGGTCAAGTGCAGACGGATCGTCTACCTCAAGCGACTGTTTGCCTCCCACGCTAGCAACACTTAATTTGAAACGCGGCGTGTCAATTTTAAGTTTGCCTGACTGCTCCATTGCCGCCTTCAAACCTTCTTTGAGGCGTGTAGCCAGCGCATCGTCAGCCGCTGCGAGCGCACGGATACGCGAAGCCTCCTTGCTTCGCGACTCCGCTCGCATTTCGAGTTCCTTGATAAACCCTGCGTAAGACTCGGCCTTGCTTTCAAGCGCACCGTCAAGTCCCGCAAGGTGCTGATTCAGCGCGTCCTGCGCTTCGGGGCCGTCAATGCCCCCATCAAGAACTGCGTCCAAGATACCCTGCATTTCGGTTGTAATGGCGTACAGCGACATCAGAATACCTCCTCTTTCACGGCCTTCACGTTGCCGAGGCAGCGCATGACTTGCAAGGTGTCACCGATGCGCTCAACGTCAAGTGTGATGGAGTTGCCAATAGTGTCACTTAGCAATTTGGCGTATTCCTCCACGCTGGTCGCAATCCACGCAACGCCATGCTCACCCTCAGCCTGGATGGCGTACGGCTTGCCCGGTCGCGCCACTACGCGCAGGATCTTGAACACCCCCGCGTACTCTTCGGGGTACGCATCGGCAACGATCCGATCCTTGACAGGCTCTGCCTTAGCAGGTGCTGCCTTTGCAGGGGGCGCAGATGCCTTGGGAGCGGCCGGAGTCGCACCCTTGGCTTCCGTTGGTTTGAACGTCTTGCGAGGCTCAGGGCGGTCATTGCGGTCGCCGCTGCTGCCGGCGTTGCCGTCATCGTCCTCCTCGCCGACAATCCCGGTAATGGCTGCAAGCGAGTAACGGCGCAGGTAGGTGATGCTCGACCCCAACTGCTGCACCGTTGCGCGGTCAGGCAAGGCAGACCAAATCGTTTCAGCCATCCATTCCCCGCTTGAGTGCAGCAGGGTGGTGGTCACGCCAACCGAGCCGCCGTCGTTGCTGACGGTCTGAACTGCGCTGATCCCGTGCGCTGCAAGTGGTGCGCGTACCGCGTTAATGATCGCGCCTAGGCTGGCGTACCGCGACTTAAAGTGCGGGTTGACTGCGTCCAAGTTGGGGTTCTTGATGTGGCCGTTCGCCGCCGCCAGTGCCTTTGCTAACTCTCCGATTGTTTCGCTGCGTTGCATGTGAAGTCCTCTCTAGTGACTGCGCGGAACGCCGCGCACGACTGACACAACGTGTGTCAATGTGATAGTTATACCTCCAAGTATCCTAATGTCAACAAGTAGTGTAAATGGAAATGCGAGATTCAGCAGTATTTCCGTACGCCTTGGTGGCAACAAGACTTACGACCTGCGAGTCATCGGCGTAGATAATCCCTGTCAAAGAATCAAGGACAGCGCGGCACAGTTTGTCGATGTCCGGCTTGCCTGGGTGGGTTGCAACGCCAGCGCGAAGCACACCCTTTGCGTTGTAGTGGCTTTTTGGCCTGACGAACGTAAACGCAATCGACACTCCCACCGTCCCGTGTGTTGCGCCTTCAGCCCACACCTCACGCGCTGCAAGGGCTACGGTTGCCCTGTAGGGCTTTACGCGAGAGCAAGACTCTACGAGGGCAATGCGTCCACCTCGCGTCCTGAACGCCTTCTTGCTGCCCTGCGGAGCGGCGACACCAGGTACGCGGAACTCAATCAAATGCGTCACCGTGGATCTTATATCGCTCTGCTATTGCTCTTGCTAGTTCTTGTCGGAGGTACACAATTTCTACACTTGCCTCCAGCAACAACGGGTCAGTTGATTTTGAGGACGCGATTCTGTCAACGATGTCCTCGGGGTAGTCCATTATCCCTCTCCCTCATACAACACCCGTTCAAGGCTTGATCTGAATCGAGCGCGTACCGCTTCGCGCATTGATTCGCATTCTTGTTGCGACGCAAGTAGTTGCGCCTCAAGCAATTTAATTTGATCTTCAAGCGATCTTTGTTGAGTAATCGACCGCCAATACGCTAGTGGAATACCCGATGCAAATTCAATGCGCTCGCCTAATGATTTGACATCGGTGGGGGAACGTCCCCCACCAACGCCGTCCTCAAAAACATGTTTCATTCGGCCGCTACTTTCACCTTGTGCCGGCTACCGCGCAGGATGCGTGACACGCTCCCGGGACTAATGCCGTACTTGATGGCAATGGCACACTGGCGCATGCCTGCTGCCTTGTCAACGCGCACACCTTCAACAATGTATGGAGTGAGTTTCTTCATGGGACTTTCCTGTTAATTGATTCCAATAACGACTTGATTTCTTCGGCAACCTTTGCTTTGTCAAAGTCTACCCCACTGTCAATGACACCGCCAATGACACCAAGCATGCGTGATTGCTGCTGTAAATCAAACAAACGAGTGCGAAGTTGGGTGATAATGCGGTTGCGCTCGTTGAGCAGTTCTTCGTAGAAATGTGCGGGTGATGTACTCATTCTGACTCCTGATGGAAATGCCTTCTGATTTTGTAAGCCTGGTCTGCTCTGATGCTGACGCGGATACGGTCGTGTGCGTCAGATCCTTGTAGTTGCGCGTATATTTGCGCGACTTGGTGTCCTTCGCTGTCAAGCAAAATAATGCTCTCATTGCGCTTGCGTAGTGTGATTGTCAAGAATCCTGCTTTAGTTGACATGTCGAATCCGTGTGCTCGGTGAACACTTGGCAATGAAATTCACGACTTTTTCGACATAGTCGTCGCGAATACTGTTTGCTGTATCACTTTCTTCGCGCATGCAAGTTGACGCAAACCGCGTTCCGTCAACACCGATTTCGCTGAGCGTCAGCATGTACACGCATGCTCGCCAGAAGTACATGGGTGGGTTGCCATCACCTTCGTCAACGCGGTGAAGCATTGGGTCGCTGCCGACAAGCACTAGCACTGGGTTCTCTGCTTGCATGCTCAGACCGCGTTGAATGCCTTCCTCGCACATCCAAGCAGGCAGGCCGTCAGCGGTAGTCCACTTGCAGTCATCCATTGTTGGCCGCGCCCAACGGTTATTTTCTTCTTCCATTACTTTGCCTCCTTGTAGCAATCCCAGCCGCGCTTCTCTGCGACTTCTTGGCTTGTAGCCTTAATTCCAACACCAACACTCCAATTACACACCTCCCGCCGTGCTTCGTCCCGCTCCTTGCGGAGCGTGTCCACCTGTTCCATCAAATAGTCAATCTCTTTGCACAATGTCGCTATGTCTCGTAGATCGCTCATGCCGTCCTCCCAAACAAGGTTGTTGGTATTGGTAATGTCCACACACGCGCTGATCGGCCTGACCGTGTTGGTCGCTTGCCGTCAGCAACAATCAATCCATCGTTCATCAGGCTGTTAACACACGCGCTGCAAGTCTGATGCGTCAATGACAACCGAATTTCAAGTTCGTCGCAAGTGCCTGGTTGTTGAGTAATCGCGTCAAGCACCAACGCGTTCAGCGTCCCTAGGCGCGGTTGAATGTCTGACCAGGCTGCGTCTTGTGTATCCCACCGCGTTGTTTGCCGGCGCGTACTGCGCGGTTCGTTGCCGTCTGCTGACTTGTTCATGCGTCCTCCCGTGCTTCAATGGCGGCAATAGGCTTTCTTGGTATGTAATATTCCCAACGAACTTTGTCAGCAATGGATTGTTCCGTGTTTCGTTTGCGCGTGTCGTTCGTCCAAGACGTTCCTTTGCTTGTTACAACCGGAATCCAATTAGCAGCCTTGTAAATTGTTCCTAAATGAACCTCTGTGTCTTGATATGAAATGAGCCGATCAATTGTCAGCAAATTCTTTGTAATTACCCTGACCATCTTGGCGATCATCCATGTCGCGGTGTTTTTTGGGCATGGCTCGGAAATTGCAAGCCGTCGCAATTCAAGAATCCGTTCTCCATTTGTCATCCTGTTTTGTGCCACGGGGCTAGACCAAATTCCGGTAGCCACATAGAAGCCGTCAAATTTTGCTCCAAAGCAAATGTATGCCGTATTCCGAACTACATTGCTCCAATGGATTTTTGGCAGGCGTGAGTGCCATAACGAATTTAAATGACATGCATGAATTGCTGATATAACTTCTAAAGTTAATTGCTTTGGACTGTCAATTTTTGGTGCTGGGGTTGGTGAGAACAAATCAAGTCGTTCATCTATTGGATTCATGCGTCCTCCGGTGAACGAGCAGCAATGTACTTGCGTACCTGCTCCGCATCTTCAAGCGCAGCGCGTACCTCGGACATTGGGAAGTCTGACGGGACAATGTCTTGGTCAGTCAACTCAACGTCATCAACCGCAATTTCAAGGATTCTCCAAGAGATTAACACCCAGCCATACACGTTGGCGTAACGACCATCGTCGTGTTGTTCCCAATGCACCTCAAGCGTTGCGGTGACAACGTGTTCGCTGAGGTATTCCGCAGCCCGGTCATTAGTAACCCATTCCGACAGAACGTCAATTTGCAGGATTTGCTTGGTCACAAGGTCACCTCCGTGTCGCGGTGAGCGCATAGGAACGCAGCCTCAGCCGCGTAGATTTCGTCAATGCAAGCGTCAAATGCAAACTCGTTGTCAACGTCCACGCAAGCGCGTTCGTTGTGTGCGCGGATGACGCGCTGGCTGACGGCATCGTTAATCTCGCGAGCGGCCGCAACAAGAACGTCACAGTAAATGCGAGCAAGGTGCGGGTTGGTAAATGCGTCAGTAACGGTAACTTTGAACTTGGTAGTCATTGTCAATCCTCTCAAATTGAATGTTTATAATCCGAAGGTGTCGTCCGCGCCGTCGGCGGTGTCATCGATATATGGGTCGTTTGGGTTTGCCATTGTCAGTCCTCTCAAACTGGGTGCGTTGTCTTGAGCCGCGCTCTTGACTCACACAGAATACGCTGCCGTATTACAGCGTCAACCCCTACACCTACATAAAGTTGACAGATTTGTGCATATTGACAATTTGTAGTTGGATAATGGCAACAAATTGTTGACAGACAAGCCATGTATGATGCTTGCGCGGTGATGTGGGTAAGACTCCCACTTGCGACGAGGCACAAGGCCGTAAGGTACGCCCCTCGTTTCCCAGGCAATGGGGTAACAGAACCTACCGACGGGACAGGGCGCGGCAACGCGTTGCTGTCTGCATAAACCTATGAATAATTTGAACCTTTATGCAGATCGACATAGTTTGCAGGCTGTGTCGATGCGGTCAACATTCCACTTTAACCTGTATTTCTTGCTCCGGAAATAAACACGGCGCGGATCTTTCGATCTACGCGCCGCGCTTCCGGGGAACTTGAGTGTACCACATTGCGGCAAGAATCCGAACTGGCATGTATTTGGCGTAATAATCCAAACCAATCGCGGCGGGTTGCGCGGCTTGATTTAATTGTTATGATTCGCGGCATGAGTCAGGGGCGCAAGATCAAGAAGCCATTCGGCAAGCGTGGAGATCCAAATTGGATGGACACGATTCCTTTGACTCCTGAGTTCTTGAATCGCTCGAAAGTTCATGTGCGGAAGTACGGCAAAGTCCGAACAGACTTGCCTCCAACCGCGAAGTAACGACAATTTGGTGGTAGGTGTGCAGCCGCATTACGAACGGGTATCGCCGACGAGGCAGCCCTCATAGCACACAAGTTGCGGTACTCCGGCTCAAGTTAGGAGTATTACCCACTGGCGAAGGTTGGTGGGAACGGACGTAGTAAGTCCATGTGCCAAGCATCCCGGCGCATGGCCGTGCGAAAGCATGTGGTGTAGTGGCATACCAGGGAATCGTCCACCCGAAACAAGGTGAAAGACCAACAGGCATACCGATGCGCGAAACCGTGCAAGTACGCTTCTCCGACTACGGTCGGGGATGCTCCCTCAACGCTCTCCGTGCTAGTACGTTGACAACGCGACATGTCATGTTTTGAGTCAAAAAAACTTACCATTCCAGCCTTAGCATCTGCGCTTGTATGCAGATTTATGTGCTTGAAAAAACGAAATTTCAAAAACAAACCTACTCAATTGAATTCAAAGACCCGGCCTAATACCATCGAATTCGATGGGTTTAACTATGCACGTTTGATAGACATGCATAGATTTGCGCGTAACTTGAAACATGTATATACTCTCGCGTATGACAACAATCACATGGATGGACAACCGAAAGTTGATGGAAGAGATGTGGCCGAAGTGGAAACTTGAGCCTGTGCTGTCAAGTTTATTGAACGAGAAGTGGGGGTCTTTGCATCAGGACAAGTTGCAAACATGCATTCGCCAGCACCGACTTGTTCGTGACTTTAAGCCTGAGATTGCAGCGATACACAAAGCGTATTGCGCTCTCATCCCTCAGAACCTGGTAGGCGAGCGTGAGGTTGAGCAAACACGCGACGACCTACAGCGATGCACACCACCGTCAGAACGAGAACTGAAGGAGTGGGATGAGTGGGCTGAAACAATGCTCAACGATGTCACCGTGCGAGAACTAGAGCAGGTATCTGAATTCATTGGCCATGTCCCTGAGTCACGCCGAATTCTTGCAGTCGCTGTTGAGCATGTCCGATTAAACACAAAGAGAGGCAACCGATGAGAACCAATTCCCGAGTCACAATGCAGCACCGCGAACAAGTGATGTTCTACCTTAAGAACGAGGGTTTCCTGTGTGGGTACACCAAGACAGGATTCATTGGGGTAGACGATGACGGCATTGTCATTCAATGCACCCCGTACCGCACAAGCGCACAGATACGGCACAACACCACCCGCAGGATTCGCGAGGAATATGTCAGGAAAGTGCCAACTACCGATTGGTTTACTCGCATCATTGACGAGTTGACACAGTGGGCAAACGATCCTAAAGCAGTTGTTCCATCACGCGTATTGCAGTCATCCAATCGACCAGTGCCATCGAAGGTTAAAGCGTGAACCCATATAAGGTTGAGCCGCCGTTTGTGATGTCATTTAGCGGTGGGCGCACCTCAGGCTATTTGTTGCGAATGGTGCTTGATGCATGGGAAGGAAAGTTGCCTGATGGTGGAGTTGTCATGTTTGCAAACACTGGGCGTGAACACGCCAAGACCCTAGACTTTGTTAAGCAGGTTGAACGGTGGTGTCCGATAGTGTGGATTGAATACAGGATTGAAACACCAAAGTTTGCCGTTGTTGACAGCAAAACAGCCAGCCGTAACGGGGAGCCGTTTGCTGCGTTGGTTGAATCAAAGAAGTACCTACCAAACCCCGTAGCGCGATTCTGTACATCTGACCTCAAGGTCATTCCGATGCGACGCTATATGGAATCGATAGGGTTTCCTGACTACACCACCATTCTTGGCCTACGCGCTGACGAGCCGCGCCGCGTTTCCAAATTGCGAAACGACCCAACCCGCGACATTGCCATGCCACTTGCAGATGCAGGAGTTGACCGGGAAGCCATCATCAACTGGTGGGAAGCAAATGACTTTGACCTTGAATTGCCAAACAACGACCCAGCGTTTGGAAACTGCGACTTGTGCTTTCTGAAAGGCATGGCGCGTGTTGAGCGCGTTATCCGCAAACAGCCCGAATTGGCTCAGTGGTGGATTGACCAGGAAACGCGGGTAGGTGCGCGGTTTCGCAAAGACCGCCCTACCTACCACCAAATCCAAACTCAAATTACTGAGCAGGGTGTCCTGTTTAACGAGTCAACAGACGATCACACTATTCCATGCGATTGCACTGATTAAGCCATGAAACACGCCAACCTGCCGCATCACCTGTATGTGTATGTCAACAATCAGTTCCTTGGCCCTGACATGCCAGCCGGCACAACACCAGGAATCTGGCATGCCGTCTACGCCCGTCCCGGTCAGTACCTGTGTTGCCATGTCGTTCTAGCGTCAGGAGCGCACTGGTCAGGCTTGCCGCTTCACGCACTATCCTCCACCACTAACTTTGACCCGGATGTTGATGACTCCTCTCAGCCGTGGGGGGCTATGGGAGAACACATCGAAGCCATCCGATTGGATTACCTTGAAGGTTTAACTGTCAACGCATTTCGCGCCCAAGAAGACGGAATACACACAGGTATTGTGATTGATTGGGCTGACGGCTCAAGCAGATATCCTGCCGAACACAAGCCACTTAGCCTCATTACCACCTTTGAAGGCTACTTCCTGCTCATCCCCAACAACCATTTCACGGTCGTTGACAAACACTTCGTTAAGCCCGATGCCTACAAGCAACAGTTAAAGTTGTACAAACGTGGCGAAGAAGTGTATTGGGAAATGTAATGCAATGCTATACTCGGTCGTATGCACAGTTACGACGATTTCAAATTTGCAATTAAAGCGTCCCTTGAATCAGAGGGATTGACACGAAACGACCTTGCTTTGCGGATGGAGGAGGAGGGAATCCTACGCGCACATACAGTGCGATGCCTCCTCGGAGCACCAGGCACACGCAATGGCTCGCGAGTACCAAACTTTCGATCTGCCTTGCAAGTAGCACACGCAGCAGGGTTTGACCTCGTTCTACAAAAACGCGTATGAATACACGGATTGCCCTTATTGCTGTTAACGAATACGGAAAACGTATAGGGCAGTCACACCACAACGCACGAATACTTGACAGTGTTGTGCTGTCAATTCGTATTGCCCGTGAAGAACGCAAATTGTCGTATAACAAGTTGGCGGTGATGTTTAACCTAGGCAAGTCAACTATTCAAAAAATCTGCAACTATGAACGAAGAGCACAAATCCCTCGCGGTTACAAACGGGTCGTCCAAGTCCTTGCCGAAGAAACGCGGCCGGCCAAAGAAAGAAATCACCCCGGAAAGAATTGAATTACGGGAAGCACTTATTGCTTGGATTAGTAGCGGAAGATCGTTAAACGAATTTTGCAAACTTCACGGAAGTATCACTCGGCAAAGTGTTTACAATTGGATTGACAGTGATAAACAATTCGCTATACAATTCGCGCGCGCGAGAGATAGCGGGTGTGATGTCATTGCGGAAGACTGTCAAGCACTCGCCGACACCGAGCCAGTTGACCAAGTGCAAGCAGCCTGGAGAAGGTTGCAAGTTGACACACGCTTGCGTTTGCTAGCCAAATGGCATCCAAAGAAATACGGCGACCGCACCGCAGTTGATCACGGTGGTGGTGTCACACTTACGGTGACAACTGGTGTCCCATTAATCACATGACCGAGATCCGCATTGATTACCAACCGCGCAAGTGGCAACGAGAATGTCACATTGCTCGCAAGCGGTTTACTGTGCTGGCTCTTCACCGTCGCGCCGGCAAAACGGAACTTGCCATCATGGAACTCATTGACAAGGCCATGCGCTTTGACAAGGAACTTGGCTTGTTCTTCTACATTGCACCGTTCTTAAAGCAGGCCAAAGCCATTGCGTGGGCGCGACTTAAACAGAAGTTGTCACCGCTACTTGTTGCTAATGCCGTTGACATCAACGAAGGTGACTTGCTTGTCACTTTCAAGCACAACGGTTGCGTCATCCGGATCTTTGGTGGTGACAACCCCGATGCAATGCGCGGTGTTCGCCTTGACGGTTGCGTGATTGATGAGGTTGCCCAGGTTAAACCCGAGGTGTGGAACGACATCATTCAGCCGGCGTTGTCTGATCGTCAGGGGTGGGCAATGTTCATTGGCACACCTACGGGTGTCAACTTGTTCAGCGAGTTGTACTTCCGCGCACAGTCGTTATCAGGTTGGAACGCAGCGAAATATACCGTATACGATACTCAATCCATTGATCCGATTGAAGTTGAGCGACTGAAGCGCGACATGCCTGAAACGGCGTTCGCTCGCGAGTACCTGTGTGACTTCAGCGCGGCCGGCGACGACCAGTTGATCAGCCTTTCAGACGCTGAGATGGCAGCGAAGCGGGAATACACCGACAAAGATGTGGAAGGATCAGCGCGGATACTTGGCGTTGATCCTGCGCGGTTTGGCGATGACCGCTCGGTCATCTTCAAGCGGCAGGGTCTTGTGGCATTCCAACCACTGGTGTACCGGGGCATTGACAATATGGAGTTGGCCGCTCGCGTTGCACAGGTCATTGACGATTGGGAGCCTGATGCTGTGTTCGTTGACAGCGGAGCGGGAGCGGGTGTCATTGACAGGTTGCGGCAACTTGACTTTGACCCCATCGAAGTGCCGTTCGGTGGCAAAGCCATGCAGCCTGACCAGTTTGTCAATCGACGCACTGAGATGTGGTGGGGCATGAAGGAATGGATTGAGCAGGGTGGTGCAATACCGAATGACGTTCAGTTGAAGCAAGAGATGGCAACGCCTGTGTATTGGTTTGACCAGGCAGGCCGCAAGGTGCTTGAGTCAAAGGACGAGATCAAGAAGCGTTTGCAGGGTGGTGCGTCCCCAGACCTTGCCGATGCGCTCGCTCTCACCTTCGCTTACCCCGTTCGCCGGCGCACACTCTTTGACAAGTACAAGGTGAAGGGTGCGAAATTGAAAGAGTACGACCCGTACGCGAATTACAAGTGAGTACCCGTATTATCTATTGCAAGGGATAACTTTACGATGATCATTCGCAATGCAACGATGGACGATGTGGAGGTGCTAACGCATATGAGCAGGCAATTCCACGAATACGCGCCACATGCAGCGATGATCAACGCAACAGACGACGAATTGGCTGACGCTGTACGCGCACTTATGACGCATGGTTGTGTGCTTGTCGCTGACCTGCACGGCGAAGTCGTTGGGATGCTTGGTGCAATCATCAATCCCATTTGGTTTGCGCCCCGTGTCAAGATCGCTTGCGAACTTGCCTGGTGGGTAAACACTGAGTATCGGGGCGGTCGAGCGGGGATCATGCTTGTCAAGGCATACGAGGCGTGGGCAGCAGAACAAGGTGCAACGGTGGCAACAATGTCTTCCCTTCAGATTGACCTGAACAACGCGGTTGGCAAGTTGCTGCACAAATTGGGATACAAGGAATCAGAACACACATACGCAAGGAGACTGTAATGCCAGTATTCACGACTATTGGTGGAGCCATTCTCGGTACTTCCGGTGCAATTGCAGCCGGCGCGGGAACCGCAGCAGGTGCAGCAGCCGCAGCAACAGCGGCAACTGTCGGCGCGGCAGCAGTTGGAGCCGGCGCAGCAGCAGCGGGTGTTGGCATTTCAGCAGCATCGTCAATGATGGGGCAGCAAGCGCAACAGGATGCAATGCGTCAGCAGAAGAAGGCGCAACAAGCAGCGACCGCAAAGGCAATTGGTCAGCAGCGTCAATCCGAGATGGTCACCAACGCAGCAAACCGCCGCACACCTGACATCAACAGCATTATGTCAGCAGCATCACAAGCCGCCAAGACCGGCCCATCGTCAACCATGCTCACAGGCCCCGGTGGCGTTGATCCCAATTCCCTTGCACTTGGACGCAGTTCGCTGCTAGGCGGCTAATCATGAGTCAATACACTGGCGACAACAACTCGTACGCAAACGCTCCAACACGCGACAGGCTGTTCACGCGATGGGGGCAACTCAAGTCTGAGCGAGCGTCTTGGTGGTCGCACTACCAAGAATTGACCTCGTATATTCTCCCGCGCAGTGGTCGATACTTTGTGCAGGATCGCGACAAGGGCGGTCGCCGGCACAACTCGATTCTTGACAACACAGGCACTCGCGCACTACGAACTCTCGGTGCAGGCATGATGGCGGGGGCAACCAGCCCAGCGCGGCCGTGGTTTCGACTCGGAACCGCTGACCCTGATTTGAACTCCTATCAGCCTGTTAAACTGTGGCTTGATGATGTGACAAAGCGCATGCAACTAGTGTTCCAACGGTCGAACACCTACCGCGCCCTGCACGGAATGTATGAGGAACTTGGGACATTTGGTACGGCCGCCTCAATCGTGCTGCCGGACTTTACTAATGTCATCCACCACTACCCCGTGACATGCGGCGAGTACTGCATTGCGACTGATTATCAAGGCAAGGTTTGCACCCTGTACCGAGAGTTTGAAAAAACTGTGTCCGAACTAGTGAAGGAGTTTGGCTACAAGAACTGCTCCATCAGCGTTCAGAATCAATACGACAGGGGAAGCCTTGACCAATGGATTACCATCATTCATGCGATTGAGCCACGCGCTGATCGTGATATCAAGAAGCGTGACAACAAAAATATGCCGTACGGCAGTTGGTACTTTGAGATTGGTGGAGAACACAATAAGTTTCTATCGGAAAGCGGATTTGAGCAGTTCCCATGCCTTGTACCCCGGTGGGGAACTACCGGAGGTGACATTTACGGCAACTCTCCAGGCATGGAGGCATTGGGAGACATCAAGCAGTTGCAGCATGAGCAGTTTCGCAAGGCGCAGGTCATTGACTACCAGACGAAACCGCCACTGCAAGTCCCGGCGAACATGAAGAACCGCGATGTTGAGATGCTGCCTGGTGGCATCACCTTTGTGGACGGTGTCAATTCCGGCATCAAGACTGCATTTGAAGTTAACCTCAACCTACAGCATCTGCTCGGCGACATCCAAGATGTTCGCGAGCGCGTTCGTGGTGCGTTCTACGCTGACTTGTTCCTGATGCTTGCCAATGCCACCGACACCCGCATGACGGCGACCGAAGTGGCAGAGCGGCATGAAGAGAAGTTGCTGATGCTCGGGCCTGTGCTTGAGCGTTTGCACAACGAATTGCTTGACCCGCTTATTGACATGACATTCACCAACATGGTTCGCGCCGGCATTGTCCCGCCAGCACCGCCCGAACTACAAGGCATGGACTTGAGCGTTGAGTTCGTGTCAATGCTTGCACAGGCTCAACGAGCCATCGGAACCAACAGCGTTGACAGATTCGTTGGAAACCTCGGTCAAGTCGCGTCGTTTAAGCCTGATGTTCTCGACAAGTTCGACGCTGACCAGTGGGCTGATTCATACAGCGACATGCTTGGTGTTGATCCGTCACTCATTGTGGCTGACAAGCAAGTTGCCGTAATCCGCCAGGCGCGAGCGCAGGCAATGGCTGCTAAGGAACAGGTTGCAGCGATGCAACAGCAAAGCGAAGTTGCCAAGAACTTGGCATCGTCACCAACTGGAGGCAACAGCAATGCACTCATGGATGTGATGAATCAATTCTCAGGGTACGGGTCACCATCACCTTCGCAGGTATGAGTACCCGTATTAAACATTGACAGAGTTAACTTTATCCAATGAGCAACTACGACCCGCTCGACATTAAAGGTCAAGAGCGCACGAAAGCGGAACGCGATCTGCGCGACAAACTGACTAGAGATGCCGAGGAATCGGATATTAAGTGGCTTATGAGTAGCAAGCGTGGCCGTCGATTCTTGTGGCGGCTACTGGATCAGGCAGGTGTGTTTAGGCTTAGTTTCAATACCAATGCAATGACAATGTCCTTTGCAGAGGGTAACCGGAACTTTGGCTTACGGACGCTCGACATGATCCACACGCTTTGCCCCGAGTTGTACCCAACGATGGTGAAGGAACAGAACAACAATGACAGACACATTAACAACGACAGCAGCAGCACCAACAACCAATAGCAGTGCTGCTGTTGAGTCAGCACCCAAGAGCGAAATCAGCATTGCTGACGCGCTTTATGGTGGCAAGGCGACTGAAGGACAGGAACAGCAAGTTGCGGATGCAACCAAGGCTGTCGAAACTGAAGCACCAAAGGGTGACGAGCCAGCAGGCGCACCTGAAAAGTACGAATTCAAGGCTACAGAAGGCAAGGAATTTGACGCTGAGGTGCTGACCGCATTCTCAGAGGTTGCAAAGGAATTGAACCTGACCCAAGACGCTGCACAGAAGGTACTTGACAAGATGGCTCCAAAGATGGCGGAGCGTCAAGCCCAACAGATTGAAGGCCTACGCAATCAGTGGATTGAATCGTCACGCTCCGACAAGGAATTTGGTGGCGATAAGTTGACAGAGAATTTGTCAACAGCAAAGAAGGCACTCGATCAGTTCGGGACACCGGAACTACGGTCACTACTTAACGAGTCTGGCTTGGGCAATCACCCGGAGTTCATCCGGTTCATGTTCAGAGCAGGCAAGTCTATTGCACAAGATCGCTATGTTGGACAGGCAAATGGTGCTGCCCCTACACAGGCACAACCACGCGACTTTGCCAGCCAAGCGGCCTTTCTTTATCCCAAACAGTCCTAATTATAAGGAACTACTCTCATGGCAGTAATTACAAACAGTAACAACAATCTGACACTCGCCGACTGGGCGAAGCGCACTGATCCAGAAGGTCGAGTCGCACTTGTGGCTGAACTCCTCTCGCAATCCAACGAAATCCTCGAAGACTGCGTGTTCAAGGAAGGCAACCTGCCGACCGGCGACCGCGTGGTAGTTCGTACTGGTCTTCCAACCGCCTATTGGCGTTCCCTCAACCAGGGCATCCCAAACAGCAAGTCAACGACCGCTCAAGTTGACGAAGCATGCGGCATGCTTGAGGCTCGTTCGGAAGTTGACAAGGATCTTGCAATGCTCAACGGCAACACGGCTCAGTTCCGTTTGTCCGAAGACAACGCATTCCTTGAGGCAATGAACCAAACCCAAGCAACGACTATGTTCTATGGCAACCCTGCCACAGATCCAAAGCAGTTCCTTGGTCTTGCCACTCGTTACTCGTCCACCACGGCTGGCAACGGAACGAACATCATCCCCGGTGGTGCATCGTCCGGCGCACTCAACACCTCGGTGTACCTCGTTGTGTGGGGCGACAACACCGTGTACTGCCCGTTCCCTAAGGGTTCCAAGGCAGGACTTGTTCACGAAGACCTCGGCGAGCAGACCGTGTATGACGGTGTAAACCGCATGCAAGCCTACGCAACCCGCTACCAGTGGAAGAGCGGTCTTGTTGTGAAGGACTGGCGTTACGTTGTCCGCATCCCAAACCTGTTGGTTGCTGACATTGTTGCCGGCACTGGCACACAGGCCGCATCTTCCGGTACTCAACTGACCAAGTTGATGATGCGCGCTATGTACAAGATCCCGAACCTTGATTCGGGTCGTGCAGCGTTCTACATGAACCGTACCGTTCACAGCGGTTTGGCAGTTCAGTCCCTTGACCGTTCACAGGCTGCGTTGGCCGTTCAGCCAGCACTGTCGCAGTTTGGTACTGCTCGTAATTACCTGTCGTTCCAAGGTATTCCGATCCGTCGCGTTGACTGCCTGTTGAACACCGAAGCCGTTGTCTCCTAAATTTACTTCCTAGAAAGGAATTACCAAAATGATGATTGATCAACTCTCAGTTGTTGCAGGAACTGTTCCTGCAACTGGTTCGATGACCGGACTCGCGCTCGCGACCACTGCGGCTGCAACCGCCGTGTCAACTGATGCGATTGACTTGGGTATTGCTCGCGATATCGGTGAAGGTGAAGAATTGTCCTTCATGATTCACATTGTCGCTGCTGTTACTGGTGCTACCTCGGTGCAGTGGGATGCGATTTACGCAACCAACGATGCATTGACCACTGGTCTTATTGTTGGTGGATCAACCGGAGCAATTCCAATTGCTGCGCTGACTGCTGGTTCGGTACACACAATTACTCTTAACCCAATTCTTCGATACAACGCAACCACGGAATCGTCCAAGGCTGCTCGGTATCTTGGATTGCGCTACATCGTCATTGGAACGGCATCTGCTGGTTCCTACTGTGGCTACATCACCAAGGACGTTCAGGACGGCAAGAAGTTCTACGCCTCTGGATTCACTGTTGCTTAATTAGGAATCATCCATGCCAATGTACAAAGCGTTAGTGAAGTGTTTCGTTGACAACTCAATCCGCGAGGAAGGTGATGTCTTTGAATACAACGGTGACTCCAACGAGTGCCTGGAATTGGTCAGGGGCGTTGGCAACGGCGAGCCTACGGTTGATGCTTCCGGAAGGAAGTGGAAGACCAAGGGCAAGCGCGTTGAAGTTGATGACACTGGTGAGGAGTGATTCTTTGATTTGATTGATGCAATGGGGGAGTCGTTGGGCAACCGCGACTCCCCCTTGTTTCTAGGAGGTTTCTATGGCATCGGAAGTTGACATCTGCAACCTTGCTCTATCACACATCGGGGACGAGGCTTCTGTATCAAGCATCAACCCACCTGAAGCGTCCGTGCAAGCGTCTTTGTGCAACCGCTTCTACCCCATTGCCCGTGACTCGCTGTTGCAAATGCACAATTGGAACTTCGGTTCTAAACGTGTCAACCTTGCACTTGTCACCAACCTGTGGCCTGAGTGGAAGTACGCATACGCCGCACCAGGTGACTGCATGACCATCGTGTCTGTGTTGCCACCAAACGCAAACGCCGACTATTCGTCGCAGTTCATCTTCACCGATTCGCCTGGATTCGGCAACAACTACGCCCCGGTGGTGGTGGGTGGTCAGTATGTGCCGCAGCAGTATTGCGTTGAGGCAGATGACCTTGGCAACAGCGTGATTTACACGAACCAAGAGAACGCGATGCTGCGATATCAGTCGCTTGTGTCCGACCCTACCAAGTTCACGCCGCTCTTTGTGATGACGCTGTCGTGGAAGTTGGCTTCCTTGCTCGCAGGCCCGATTGTCAAGGGCGACATTGGTGCGGCAGAGGCAAAGCGTTGCATGCAAATGATGGCTGGGTATCTGTCACAAGCGCGTTCTTCGGATGCGAACATGCGAAACATCAAGGTTGAACACATTGTTCCTTGGTCAGCCGGGAGATAAACATGCCAACAACGCGTACATTCTTCCGTTCCTTCGCCGGCGGTGAGTTGTCACCCGAGATGTTCGGTCGTCTTGACGATGTCAAGTTTCAGACTGGCGCGGCAAAGTTGCTCAATTTCATTGCCACCCCGCAAGGGCCAGCAGAGAACCGTCCCGGCACTCGCTTCGTCAAGGAAGTTAAGGACAGCACCAAGAAGACGCGAATCATCCCGTTTACCTACAGCACCACCCAAACAATGGTGTTGGAGTTTGGCAATGGCTACCTCCGTTTCCACACGAACGCAGCGACCTTGCAGGTTGGAACGCCGGCTGCTTATAACGCCGCATTGACATACGCAGTTGGTGCGCTTGTGTCGAGCGGAGGATTGGTGTACTACGCAACGGCTGCTGTTCCGCTTGCAACGGCTCCACCAAACGCATCCTTTTGGTATCTCGTACCAACCACAGCGTATGAGATCCCAACGCCATACCAAGAGGCTGACTTGTTTGGGTTGCACTATGTGCAGTCAGGCGATGTGCTGACCATCGTTCACCCCAACTACGCGCCCCGCGAGTTGCGCCGATTGGGTGCAACGACTTGGGTGTTGTCAACGATCTTGTTTGCGTCGCCAATTCCTGCGCCAGCCGCTCCAACAGTGACGGCTATTCGCGGTCGTTCTATGAACATTTCCGGAATTACAACTGCTGCTATTGCGGTCATCACAACGGTTGCAGACCACAATCTAACTGACGGCGATCCGATTGAAATTAGCGGTGTCCTTGGAATGACACAGGCAAATGGATTTTGGATTGTCCACAAATCAACGCCTGCTGACAAATTAGAAGTGCAGTATTACACGACTGGAGCGCACTTTGACAGTACGACATTTACTGCCTACGGGGGTGGTGGAAGTATTCAGTACGCCAACCAGTCGCAAGACATTGACAACTTCTATGTCATTACATCAATTGCTTCCAACGGCCTAGACGAAAGTGTTGCTAGTCCACCTGGGACAGTATTCAACAACTTGAATGTGACAGGCGCGTCGAATGACCTGACATGGACAGCAGTTCCCGGTGCGTTGCGATACAACATCTACAAGCGTCAAAGCGGATTGTATGGTTATATCGGACAAACTTCGAGTAACGCATTTACCGATGACAACATTGCACCTGACATGGGGACAACACCTCCGATTGTTGACACTGTGTTTGCGTCAACAGATAATTACCCACAGGCCGTGAGTTACTTTGAGCAGCGGCGCGTGTTTGCAGGCACGAATAACGAGCCTCAGACCATGTGGATGACCCGCTCCGGTACGGAAAGCGACATGTCGTACTCGCTTCCGGTCAAAGACGACGACCGTGTCAACATCCGTGTTGCCGCCCGTGAGGCAAACACCATTCGCCATGTTGTCCCGTTAAATCAATTGCTGCTGTTGACAAGTGCAGCAGAGTGGCGCGTCAGCCCGATCAACTCGGACGCGATTACACCGACAACCGTGTCTGTTCGTCCTCAGTCATATGTTGGTGCAAACAATGTCCAGCCGGAAATCATCAACAACAGCATGGTGTATTGCGCGGCTCGCGGCGGCCATGTTCGTGAACTTGGCTATTCATGGCAGTCGAGCGGATTCGTTACTGGTGATCTGTCAATTCGATCAGCACACCTGTTTGACAACTACACAATATCTGACATGTGCTTTGCCAAGAGTCCGCAGCCACTGCTGTGGTTTGTTTCATCGACTGGCAAACTGCTTGGACTGACCTACATCCCTGAACAGCAAATCGGGGCATGGCATCAGCATGAAACCGATGGCATCTTTGAGTCCTGCTGCGTTGTGGCAGAAGGGATCGAGGATGCCCTGTACGTCATCGTTCGCAGAACTGTTAACGGCAACTCAGTGCGGTACGTTGAGCGCATGGAGACAAGGCAGATCACGACCCTTGAGGACTCATTCTTCGTAGACTCAGGGCTGACCTACAACGGCAACAACACAGGCGCGACCACCGTGACTGTTACGGGCGGCACAACCTGGGGGCCGGCAGACACCTTGGCGATCACCGCATCAACAGGCATATTCAGCCCATCCCCATCGACATCCGATGTCGGCGATGCCATTGTGTTGACAGATGCGCTCGGCAACAAGTACCGCCTCAAAATCCTCGCTACGGGGTTTCCTGATACCGCAACCGCCAAGGTGGACAAAGTCCTTCCTGTCGCTCTCCGGGCAACTCCGACCGCTGTGTGGGGGTTTGCGCGTGACAGCGTGGGTGGGCTGACGCATTTGGAGGGCAAGACGGTCAGCATCCTTGGTGACGGTGCTGTAATGCCGCAGGCGGTGGTGACGGGTGGAGTGGCTGTCTTGTCCCGGTCATGCGTCAAGATCCAAGTTGGGTTGCCGTACAACAGCGATCTGCAAACCCTCCCGGTTGCTATCAACATCGAGGCGTTCGGGCAGGGTCGAGTTAAGAACGTCAACCAGGCATGGATTCGGGTGTTCCAGTCATCGGGCATCTTCATCGGGCCTGACGAGAACAAGTTGACAGAGGCGAAGCAGCGCACCTTTGAGCCGTACGGTTCGCCGCCGTTCCTAAAGTCCGATGAAGTCAGCGTGTTGATGACCCCTACTTGGGCGCAGTCAGGACAAATTTACATGCGACAGTCTGACCCACTTCCGTTGACAGTTGTCGGAATCACCACAGAGGTTGTTGTAGGCAGTTAACTAGGAGAAAGACATGAGTGCATTTTCATACGCAGCATCGTCGGGCAGTTTGATGAACATCCTTGGTTCATCACCAACCCCAGCCGGGTACAGCGCGGGTGGGTCAACACTCCCTGCTATGGGCAGTGCAGCCGGCACAAGTTGGACGAGCGGCGAAGCGTTGATGATGGGTGGTTCAATCGTGTCAATCTTCGGTGCTGTCAACAGTGCCATCGGTTCGTTCTACGCGGCCGAGAGTCAGAAGACACAACTTAAGATGCAGGCGCAGAACCAACGGTTCCAAGCGCAGATGTCAGCGATCAACGCTCGCAGCGCAGAGTCGCAGGCGCAGCAAACATTGCTAGCAGGTCAACAGGCTGTTGGTCAGTACACGATGGGCGCAGGTCAACGCCGAGCATCGGCGACCGCTTCAATGGCAGCGCGAGGCATTCAGGGTGGTGTCGGTAGTGCGCGTGAGGTCACCGCAAGCATGGACTTGATCAAGGAGATTGACAAGTTGACCATCAGTTCCAATGCCGTACGTCAGGCCGAGGCAGCGCGAGCGCAGCGGATTAACTACATGAACCAAGGTGTGATGGCTGCAACGAGCGCGAACAACCTCATGGCTACCGCCGGCACAATCAGCCCGTACTCCAGTTCGTTTAGCAGCATGCTCGGCAGTGCATCAAGCATTGGTTCCACCTGGGCTACTCAGCGTCGAATGGATGAACTTATTGCAGCGCAGTCACAACGTAGATTCTGATAGGTAACAACTATGCCAACAGTCCCAACATCATTCGTACCGCAGGCAGACCTTTCAGCGCAGGCGGGTGTTGCACCGTTTGAGGCAACGCCCGGTCAGCCAGCACAGAACCTAGCAGCGGGTCAAGCGGTCGAACTTGGCAACGCACTAGTGCAAGCCGGCAATGTGGAGTACCGCATCGGCGCGATCATGCAGGACAACCTGAATGACGGCAACGCCAAACAGGCTGAGACACAGTGGTTGACACAGGCGCAAGACGTGCTGCGCGGTCAGAATGGTTATTTCAACTCGTACGGCAAAGATGCCGACACCAAGTATCAGGCAACACAAGACGCGCTGTCAGCGTCTGCAAACGCGGTGATGGATGGACTTGGCAATGACACGCAGAAGGCGATGTTCATGCAAGCCGCCTCTCGAAACATGGCTCAGTTTCGTGGGCAGATGCTTGACCACAAGAGCAAAGAGGCATTTCGGTTTGCTACAAATGAGTCACAGGCTCGCGCAGTCAACTACATCAGTAACGCTGTTAACGAGTACCAATCACGCGGTCAGGTTGACCAAGACGGTCAGCCAACTGGCGCGTTCAACGCGAGCGCAATGACTGCAATCAATGAAACGCGGGAATACGCCAAGAGCGTTGGCATCCCATTGAACTCGTTTCAGATGCTTGAGATGGAGCGCGGCGTAACTACTGCTATCACAGGTGGCGTTGTCAATCGGCTTATGCTCAATGACGAATACAAGGCCGCGCTTGATTACGTTGTTAGTCAGAAAGAGAACGGCCTCATTGACGAAAAAGCAGCGCAAAGCCTGTTGACATCAGTTTCAGCAAACCGCGACCGACAGATGACAAGCGAGATTGCCGACAGCATCTACGAACGCGGGACGCTTGACACACCTGCCGGAACAGCAAACTTTGGGTCGCCTGTAAAGGGCGGGGCAATTACCCTTGTCACTCGACCTGGCAAGGATGGCGAAACGCTTCCCGTTGGCGTGTCAATTACCGCTGAAGTTGGCACTCCTGTTGTCAGTCCATCAGACGGCATTGTCATTGGCAAGACCGGGAAAGAAACAGTAATCCGGATGGATGACGGGTCAGAGGTGTTCCTTGAAGGTGTTAGCGACACCGAGTTATTTGAAGGTCAACGATTAAAGCGGGGCGAAGCAATTGGTTCCTTTGCCAAGGACACCCCGGTGTCATACCGAATTATTCGTAACGGCGAGTCAATTGACATTCGTAACGTCAACTCCCTTGACCCAACCATGAACAGGGATTCCGCTCGACGGCCGCAAACCGAACAAGAGGCATTGGCTATTGCAGGGTCAATTGATCGACGCGAGATTAGGGATGCTGTCAAACAGCGAATCAGCCAGCGTTACTCACAAGACCGCGCAATGGCAGCGCAAGAGAACCAACGGGTTGTTGAGGCGGTCACACGGGCGCAACTCGCAGACCCAAACGCTGCTATCCCGCCGGCAATGTTTGCCGCTCTCACACCCGACCAACAATCTGACGCACTTCGATATACGCGCAAAGCAAACGACATGGATGTCATGCTTCAGATTGCAGAGAACCCAAGCATTCTGACACGCGAATATGTATTTGCCAACAAGTCAAAGTTGACCAACGAGACATTTATCAAACTACTTGACCAGGTTGGCAGCGGCAAACTTATTGAAGCAACAGTCGATGCTGACATGATCAACGCGACGCTTGCGGTTGCCGGCAACATTGAATTGACAAAAGAACAGTCATTGCAAATGCGTGTCAACATTGAGAAGAAGATTTACGAGATGCAGTCAGATAGCGGTAAGAAGTTAGATCGTGATCAGAAGCAATCGGTAATTGACAGGGCAATA